ATATTCCCACCATTTAGCATCTATCTTATTGCTATAACCTGAGCTATTTAATAATCCTAAATATGTATTCTCATTTAATTTAGTGGCATTGTCTTTATCTTTAGCATAAATCAAACCGCCATCGCCCATTGACAATATCTTCATACTATCAAATGACCATGTACCATAATCACCAATAACTCCAGTACTCCTACCTTTATACATTGAAAACGGACTATTAGCATTATCTTCTATTACAATAATATTATTTTCTTTACAAAATTTCAATATTGGATCTAAATCACATGGCACTCCGGCATAATGTAATAAGATAACTGCTTTGGTATTTTCATCACATGCTTTTTCTAAATATGATAATTCAACATTAAGTGTATGCTTATCCACATCACAAAATTTTATGTTGGCATTTGATTTCTTAATTGCATTTGCTACACCGATGAAACTGATAGAAGGTATTACAACGTTATCAGTTGGATTCAGATCCAACAATTCTAAAATTTGAAATAATGCTTCAGTACAACTATTAATAGTTAATATATTATCTACATTCACACACGAATATCCCCATTCATATGAATCAGCACGTAGTTTTAATGATATATCATTCTTAAATTGTTCTTCTAGCTTTCCTTTACCAATCCAATTGCTCTTAAAGACTTTTTTTATCGCCTTTAGCTCTTCATGTCCTAATTCTGGTTGATATATGTTAATCATAATTACAATATATAAATTTTTTTACAATATTCCAAATTATTCTGGAAATATTTCAATACAATCAACGTTACAGTCATTTATCATTAACATGGTACCATTCTCTAATTTGAATTTAGTAAACTGTCCTTGTTTAATGCTATCTGTCAGCACTCTATGATATGTACGTTTATTCCCGCCAGAGAAGTGTATGATTTGAGTAACAGTACTGCCTAGTTCATTAACCGTAGAATGCATATTAGGATGTTGGTTATCTATCATACTGTAACTCCTTTAAATGTTTTTATCATATCATACCAATATAATAATAAATTTTCAATTTTATGTGTTTGTTTCATGACGTTTCTTGCATTTTCTGTAATTTCTTTGCATTTAACAGGATTAGACTTTACCCATTCAATCTTTTCAATTAAATCAGACCAATCATGATTACATGGAATGTATGTTTCATATGGTATGAATATATCTGGTATAGTTTTTACTTTACTCATATCTGGTTTGATCATTATGCTACCGTATTGTATAATTTCAAAATCTCTAAAACAAAATTCGCCCATCCCAAACGGGGATAGCGTACATTTACTTTTCCTCATTACATTTGCAAATTCATCGAAAGGCCTTTTATCTTTTTCATATGAAATGTTAGTTGATTTAGATAATATCTCCCATGGTGTTGTTCTATGAGCTGTATAATATATATCATTTCTGGCTCCATGGTCGTAACATTCATCATGATAACCTTGATATATTGCACAAACGTCAATCGTACGATCTAAATTTAACGTATCAGGTATAAGATAATTTGGATTTGAATATCCTAAATTCCAGCCGGTTAGTTTTATACGATTATATATAGATTCTGGAATATCATATGATAAATCTAAATCACTACCAGAACCAAAAAACCATTTGTTAAAAGCAGTTGGTATTTTATAATCTTCTCTTTCTAATATTGCTGGCTTGAAAAGATATTGTGCATTGGATTGACTGAATACTTCATATGCGCCCATTAATGATGTTGAATCAGATCCATCGAACAGAAAATAATCACCGTTATTGTTAGATAGATATTCTAATCCTTTATCAATACTTTCTTGTAATGGAACTTTTTTATCTATAAAGTTTTGCATGCCTATAAACTCAAAATCATAACTACCATCTTCAATGAACTGTATTCCTAGGTCGTAAAATGGTTGCAGACGTTGTAGAAAGTATCTAAAAGTTATTTCATTGCGTCCATTTCTCCAATCTGTTAATCTAATTTTAATCATATCGTATCATAGAATGCATTTTGTTTTTCCTGCCGTTCAATTGATTTTGGGTGATGTATACAATATTCAGGGTTATGAGGCATATGAGCAAATTTCTTATAACCAACTAGTTGTTCATGAACTTTACCATGCCATTTGATATCATTGCTATTTTTATACAACCTTAATTGCACATCTGGAAAATTGACTCGTCCTTTATCATCAATATTCCATCCCCATCTATCGACATGTTCTCGAGTCAATCCAGAAACTGTATTAATGCGTGCTAACCAATATGCTTCTACATCTGGATGTTCGTTAATAAACCATGTAATGGTCTGCATTAAATAATCATCAGGATATTCATCTGCATCTAATTGTAATATCCATTCTCCAGAACATAGACTATTAAGATAATTCTTATGAGTAGCAAAATCTTTATTAAGTGAATGATATGCTCGAATTACATTATTATCTATATTTTCTTCTGCAAACAACTCAACATAATCTTTTACTTCTTGTGTATAATTAGACTCATCTACTAATATTACAATTTCATCAGATTGAGATTTATGCTTTAATAGATAACTAGTAAGATTTTGTATCTCATCTAATTCATCACATACGGGAATTGCATAACTTATCTTCATTACACTTTTTGTTTTTCTAGTTCTTTATATGCATCGGCAGTTAATGAATAAAACTTATCTAATGCCTGATCAAATTCATTTCCATTGAATCGTACTGCATTCTCAACATCCAATCTAGATGTAAAGTATTCATCTTTTTTACCTGGTACTGGATATTTTTTTCTATCTTCGCCGGTAATTATTTCAACTTTACATACTTCCCAACGCATATCCTCGCGATTCGTACCTATTGGATATAACATTCCTATTCCTTGCATTTGAAGAAATGCCGGATACCATACTAATCCTCTTTCATCATCTTCAAATTTACTAACACACATCAACTCTGTTAATTGGGATTCGTATTTTTTAACAACATCCGATCCAATCTTCATATTATCTGTAGTAGTAAATCCGGATTCCATGCACATGTATGACGTAGAATTGCTCATATCATCTGCTTCTACTATAACACATACATTGCCCGTTATAGGTGATTTTTCATCATAATCTAATTTCATACTTCAACTTTTTTTAATTTTGGTAATTTAAGAGTAGGTGTCTCTGCAGTACCTACTTTTTTTAATTTTGGTAATTTTAAACTTACTTCCTGAGGTGATTTTTTTAATCCTTCATCTACAAACGCAACAAAACGATCAGCCATATTATCTAATGTAAATTCACTATTTGTATATCTCATTTGTTGTTTTGATTTTACCAAATGTTTTTTATAATTTTCAGACATATCTTTTAATACTGCTGATGCATACTGATAATTAACTGTAAACCATTTGGAACCTTTTAATAGAAATTTATCTGCCGCTGAATCATGTATATCAGTTAATTCACCTGGTAATAAAATTGAATAATCTTTCAAAAAATCAACATGGCCAGACCATCCAGATGCTATAACCGGCTTACCAGTAGCTGTAAATTCTAATAATGGTCTTCCAAAACCTTCTCCTTTTGTGAAAGATACCATTGCTTTGATCTTTGGATGATTATATAACGAATTCATCTCTTGATCGGTTAGATTGCCATGTAACAAATATACAGAAGGAGCTTTATTACCATATTGAGCTAGGATTTGTTGTATTTTCTGCATCTGTTCATTTCTATCCATAATAGAAAATGTAGCACCGGATGTCTTTAATACAAGTGCTGGTCTGTTATGCTTAGCTTTATTTTTATATGTTTCGGCAAATGTCTTAACTAACATTCCAATATCTTTTCTATCCTGACCTAGGTTTCCTTTTAACCAATGCCCTACAAACAAATATGCAAAGGACTCTGTTACCATTGATAATTGGTCCTTTATAGAATCATGTATATCATTTGTACGTTTATATACATCTGTATCAATTCCTTCGAATAATACTTCAATTGGTTTTTGTAATGATAATTCAGCAACCTTTTGTTTTGTCTTTTCATCAATCTGATCATATGTACTTTTAATGAACCCATCTTTTGAATGCTGTGATGTAGTAATAATCAGATCCATTTTATTACATCCTATGATAAAATCTGATGATACTTGATTTGTTTCAATACCAGCTGTAATACCAATATTAAAATTTCCATGAGGCTGAAATTCATTTGGAACTGAGACTTGAATAAATACGTCTGGTTTGCGATTAATATTTCCAGCGGCAATACATTTAATAATTTCTACATGATCTGGATTATCTGATTTCAATACATCGGCTGGTGTTGAACCCCATGGCAATGATATAATCTGTATCTCATATTTATTAGCACGTATTAAACTTGTTACTAAATCTCTTGTATGATTTCCATACCCCGATCTTGTCGCGACCGGTCCTTGAACTACTATAAATGGTTTCATATTACTCCTACGTTTTCTAATTTTTTTATTGGCTCTATTTTATACATTGTAAATTTTTGACGAGGTGTCCATTTTTCAAAACATTCATCTATACATTCTATAAATCTATCTGACATTCTTTTAGCTGACATATTAGATTCATTTCCATTGACCCAATTATGACCGGCCATGCCATATTCTTCTCGCTTTTCTTTTGATAGTTTGTACCAATAATACATTGCAGTTGCAACATCATCAGGTGAACATCTATCATCAAATATATATGGTGTTTGAGGCGATCCTTGCAATGACCTATTTGATGGATATACTGGCATTGACCAGTTAGCATGTTGCTTATAAGTGCCAGCATGATTAGTAGGAAACAATGTATCAAATTCTATCCATTGACCATCATCCTCAAATCTACAGCCATCTTGCAACCCACCTGTTACATTATTAATGATTGGTGTACCAGCATGCAACGATTCACACCACGAAATACCAAATCCTTCATTAGAAGCTATGTTCACTGTCACATCACACATATTATAATAAAAATTCAATACCTTCACATCAACTGATTGGTCGCTAAATATAATATTACAATCTGGAGCAATTGTATTTTTAACTGCCATTAAATCGGTTCCATTTGGATCAGTTATTTGAGTATGCATTAGTAATGCACATTTCTTCTTCTGGTCATCAGTTAGTTTATCACAAAATTGTTTGAACGCCAATATCAAATCACCAGGCTGTTTTCTTCTGATATTTCTATTGTTCCAAAAGAATATGAAATCATAATTATGATTAATTTTAAAATTCTTTAAGAAATTTTGGTATTCGTTCCAATCTTTAGATAATTCTGATAATGGATGAAACTTTTTAGTATTAACACCATGCGGTACCCATTGTACTGCCCAATCTGGTTTTGGATATGCTTGTAATACATTTTTAACAATATTCTGAGTTTGTCGTGATATGTTCATTATCAAATCACATGACTCATATGCACTTTCATTCCAATGCGGGTAAGGAAGATCGTCCCATATATTATAATACATCAATGGAATATCTTGTCTAATTGAATGTTCTATTTGATACAACCAACCCCAGAATCTAGGATCTGTAAAATGTAATATCGCATCTGGCTTTTCTGCGTTCATTATTTGCTGTAGTATCTGAGGATTGCCATATCCGGAACATGCATAAATCTTTACAGATGCATCATTCACACCGGTTTCTTTTCTTACATCATTTGATACATCAAATACTTTGCCTTCATCAGGATGCTTGACAGCAGCTCCTAATTGTACCCAATCATATTTATCAACTGTCCCCATAACAAATTCTTTAGACATTGTTGCTATACCAGAATGCAATCGTAGGTCATCTGATAAGAGTAATATCTTTTTCTTTTTAGGCTTGTTTGGGTCTATTTTTTTAAGTGTTGGTAACTTAATTTTTTGCATTATAACTCCTTGTAACTTTTATATAAATATTGGTTAAGATAGGATAACCACCTTTTTTTCGTGTTTTCGAGCAGCTTTAATCGCGCTTTCCGAACCATTAGCTGATGCCCCATGCGGTACTAATGCAATCATACAATCACAATTTTTTGCAATCAAATTATTTCTATGATGAAACTGAGATACATGATATGGTTTATCATAATAATGTTCAGACATTGCACTATATAAATTCTTTGGTGTATGTGCAGGATTATATTCTTTATACGCAATTTCAAACTCAATAGAATATTTCTTTATATATTTATCAGCTCCGTCTTTTGCACCACCGCTTATAATAATTAATTCATCTCCAAATTTTCTTCGCAAATCCGTTAATAGATTTTTTATCTTACGGACATTTTCATATTGACGAGATCCTATAATTGCTACTCTCATACTTTTATTCTATTAGCAATTGGACATAAATCATCATTATCTTTGAAATCGCAATACTTGCAATTCTTCTTGTTCTTACCAGCAATAGCCGGAAATTCTTTATCCGTAATATATTCTCCTTCATCATCAAAACATGATTCTGTCCAAGCTTGTATTTCTCTATTAAGTTTATTACGAGTTGGCTTACCACTTGCTGGCATATGTTCTTGGACTCTCTTTTGGGGAAACATTGCTCCTTCGATAAGCTTTCGCTTAACGATCATATATTTGATCTTAATTTTATCAACATTAAAACCAAATTGCCTAGCAAAGTATTCTTTATATAAAACTAATTGAGAAGACTTTAACGAGTCAGCTTTTTGATATTTATTCCAGCCCATTGTACTAGTTTTTATATCAATGATAGTTATCTCATCTGTACGCTTATCTCTGATAATGACATCAATATATCCTAACATGAAAATACCTTTCGATTCATTTGCAGGATAATATATTGGCAACTCAATACCAACTAGCTCTTCATTCTTAACTGAAAAATACTTACTACGATGTCTCTTAATATAATCTAAAATAGTAACACCATCCTTATAAAACTCTGCTAATTCAAACTTAGTAGAAAAATGATCATCCATTTCTTTTACTGCATGCTGATAATGATGCCTCATACGCTCTTGCAGCATGGCATTGAGATCTATTTCATCTGCTGCCTTTGCAGTTTGTTCATACATTACCGTTAAATAATGCTGTAATGTTTCATGAAAGGCTGTCCCAAATAAAGTATGAATACTTTGACTGAATTGCCGGAGGCCACGTACATATGCCAATTCCCATTGCTTTGGACATTTACTATACATTGCAAATTGAGAATATGATATTTTACGATCACCTTTCTGCGGCTCTTTGATATTGAATTTTACTAACTTATGCATACTTAAATATAATGAATTTATTTCAATAAAACAAATTTTTTCTATGCTAATTTATCAATTGATCTCTGCAGATACCACATCGCCTTTTCTAAATCTTGTAATTCGGCATCTGATTCTTTCTTACCTGCACGTGATACATATTTAACAACATTACCTAGATTAAAATCTAAATCCCAAGCTTCTATTACTTTGATAGCTTCATATGGATTATCTTTTCCGCCATAATGAGGTGGATGATAAACATGTTCTGATTCTGTAAATTCGACTTTGGTTTTTCTGTCTTTAATTACTTTAGCCATTGTTTTATTTCCTTTTCTGTTTTACCATAATCCTTTAACAGATTTTTCAGATCATCTACTCCATTATCTTTCCAGAAATCAATATATGTTTTAGCATCTCGTTTTGATATTTGATAATGCTGAGTTAACATTCCTAACAGGTCTTTGTTATACTCTTTTGCTTTCTTACCTTTTATATATTTACTATACATTTTTTGTTTTGGTAATATATCACAATATAATTGATAGACATGTTTCTTACTTAATGGTCCGATTGTATATTGCTGGAACATATCAACAATCTCGATCAGA